TCTAATTCTTCTGATATTAAATATAAAGTATCTCTTTCAATATCTAATATGTTTTTTCTATGGTCATAGTAATCTAATAAATCTAATCGTTTAACTCTTGCTGTATTGATAATGGTTAAGTATTCATTATCAGAATTAAACACACCGTCATCTTCTGAATACGATGCAACTTTAATTGGAATACCACACTTTTGACCAAACTCTTTGTAGTCTTCTTTCTTCATCATCTTTTCTTTTGTCATACCTAATTTTTGAAATGCAAAAGAATGTAAAGTTCTAAAGTTTTCTAAATCTGTATCAATATCAAGACCAAACTTTTCTGCTGCACGAGTCGCAGCTTCTGTTGCGGCTTTCTTTGTAAAAGAAAAATAACCTATCTGTCTTGGTCTAGTCCCCTGCTGAATAAACTGGTCGACTAAATTTAACAACGTTGTCGTTTTTCCTGTTCCTGGTGGACCTAGCACGATCGTTTTCATATTGTTTTATCAACTTTCTCCTTAATATATTATTCTGTATTTTTAACTTTTCATTTTCTTCGGTTAATTTTTGTATCTCTTGCCTAAATCTTAAATGCCAATTGATACCAACATCTCTACTAAACTTCATTAAAAATGCTCCTCTTGATATGGAACTTCAGAAATTGTTGTCTCTTGTTTTTCCATAGTTTTAATTTGAATTAATCTTGGCATTCCACCTTTTAAATTTTTTCTTATTTCTTTTTCAAAAAAATCTAACTGTTTAATTAAGTTACCTGTTTTAGTTTTATCCATCTCCCAATTGTTTCTTTTACAAAATGCATAGAAGTCATCCATTCTAAAATAAGTGTATTCTTTATTCTCGTCTGTATATGGAAGCTTGTTAAAAATATCTTCTATTGTTCTTGCTGATTGTCTATTTGTAGTCCAATCTTGAAGTAATGCTGTAATTTGATTTATTGGATCCAAAGATTCTAATGGTTCAACCTCTTGCAAATTTTGCATCAAAGGTTTTAGATAATGTTGTTTCCAATCTTTTGGTTTAACTAACGGTACAATTAAGTTTGCTTGATCTAAACACGCTAATGCAAATAATCCTGGCGCATATAATTGTTCTGTCTTTAACTCTATTCTTGCATCACCTACATTTAAAAACCATTGTGGTGGTCTTGATGCATACTTTGTTAAATTTCCTAATGCTGGTATTTGTTCTTCATCATAACCTACACCAAATCGTTTCATTCTACATAATCCAGGATCACATACTGCATTAATTGGTGCATCTTTACATCTATATTTATCATATCCTTTACGATTCACTGATTTAATTAACTGTTGTACTTCACTATTGCTTAATGGTGGACTCATGTATTTTTGATTTGCTTGTACTAGATCATCTTCCCAAGTATCTGGTGATGCTTGTTTAAAATAAACTGCAATATTAAATAATGCATTGTTTCTTGCACCTTCACCAAAACCATCTTTTGCTAATTTGTTCAAACAAGGTGGTCCATCTACAAATGCTTCATCTTGTTTTTTCTTTTTAACTTTTATTTCTGGTGCTTTATCTTGTACATATTTATCATAGAGTTCATAGAATCCTTCTAAATCTAAACTGTTGCCCTCATCATCAAATGCATAACGAAGACCTGTTGTATTTTTATAATATGGTAAATTTAAAAAGTTTCCTGTGTCTCCACGTTCCACGAGTATTTCTGTTTGCTTCGGAAATATTTCTGCACTTTCATAGCCAAGTGCTTCGGCCATCTTCTTTAATGATCCTTGCATCTCTGATGCAGGTATAAAATCTTTTGTAAATAAAAATATATGTGCTCCACCAGATTTCGAACGACATACAATTAATGGAAAATTTAGTTTCCGTATATTATTGACCAAATTCCTATGATCAAAATTATATTCATCAATATCAATACAGCCCCACTTGCACTGATTAGACTCATTGATCGGAATAATCCCAAGAGCAGGTCCTTCACCTTTAATATGTTTGTCCCATAGTTCATCAACCACTGGCTTTCTAACGATAAATGCTTTTCCTTTTTGTTTTCCTTCTCCATTGTTTTCTCCTTTCTGATATTGTCCGTATGCAATGGTTAGTCCTTCAAATATACTTTTAAACTTCATAGTTTCCTTTCTGTTGTAATGGGGCTCTTTCGAGCCCCACATAGTTAAAACGGAGTATTCTCCGTGCTCTTCTCTTCTTGCGCATGTTTAGCCTGAACATCTCCAGACTTAACACTATTTGCAAATGCCTTTGCTTGCTCGTACATATTCTTGTTTTGTACAGGACCTACTTTAGATACTGACCAACCAAACCAAGTTCCTTTGTCATTAGACTGTTGTACAGTTTTTAAATTGTAAACATGGCTAAACATAGGCGGAGTAAATAAACCATCTTTACCTTGAAGCTTTATGCCTGCCATCAAAGTATTCCAGTTTTTACTTGTCTTTAGCTGAGTTGATTTCATAGTAATCAAAGCAGTTTCTGCACTGTCGTCATCACATACCATGACGAAATACGATGCAGTGTTTTCAAGATAGTTACCACTTTTAAGTCTATCTTTATTCATGCTGTCTCTTGTAGCTTCATGAATAATTGGACTTGAAGCAGAGTGAACTGCAACTGGTGCTCCAGTACCTTCACCTCTATCTTGCCACTCAATGTATTCTCTCTTGTAGTAACAAGGAATTACATTGATACCTTTTACACCATCATACAACTTGTTAGTTACAGAGTTATAGATCATACCAGCTTTGGCACCTTCTATATACTTTGCATCTCTCTCATTGATCTGAGGTGATAGTTGACCCAATACCCTGATAAATGGAAGAGCAAGATCTTGCTGATCCATATTATCGAAACCGACATGGGCATCGGCTTCAAACAAACCTGCTGTTGGCAAGTTTGTTTCTTTTTTTGTCACGCTTCGCGTTTCACTGTTCGCCATTAACGTTTCTCCTATTTCTGGCTAAGTTTAGTTTCATCTTTAACAAATAAATGAAAAAGATCGGAAGGCATGTCGAGGCCAGCCTCGACACGCTCCCTGTATAGGGCTTTCAGAGTCATGGGCTCCACTTTGGATTTCTGTACAGGCTCATAACCCTCTTTTGCCGCAAGGCTAAGCAATTGCTCTGCCTTGTTGTCTTCTCCACGACCAAAAGTTACAGCAACTTCATTTTTAATGATGTCACCTAAACCTTGTTCACGAAGCCATTGATACGCCGCTTCCTTTTTTGCAGGATCTTTTGGAATGGTACAGCTATATTTTTTATTTACTTCTAGTACCGTTCCATCGGCGAGTTTCAAAGATGCCAAACCTTGCTCTGCAAGTATGTTTGGAATCACCTCTGAACTAATCTTGTCATATTGTGCTTTCAAGTCTTTAACTTGTTTCTCTGTGTGTTCTATTGCACTTTGTAGATCTGTTAATTTATCTACATGTACTGATAGAGAATTTATATCTGTACCCTCCATCAAATTATTTTTGTCTTGTTCGAAATCAATGCTCATGATTATCCTTTCTGGTAGAGATCGAAATTAATTGGATAGTATTTAGCTTCTCTTCGATCCCATTTCAAGAGTCTAAATTGACCATTTGTTTGGTCACTTACAATTGCACATGAGATACCAATAATTGCAGGGTCTCCTGTTAACAATATGTAATCTTGTTTTCTAAAATCTCTTAAATTTTTTCTCATCTTAAACACAAATGGTGCAGGTGAAAAAATGATTTGAGAGTCAGGACCATAGTTTGGCAAACATATCACTAAGTAACCAAAATCAGATGCTCCTAAAATATTTATATTTGTTGGTGGTGTTTGTAATACATAAACAAAATTTTCATCAGGATTGTTTTTATGAAATTCTAAAAACTCTGCTAACGAATCTTTTTTGTATAATTCAAAAATTTTATTTTTCATTTCTACTCTTTCTTTTTTATCTTGACATCTATATATACATGATTATATCAGTGTCAATAGAAAGAATAAAAAAAATTATGAACTATAAATTTAAAACTAAACCATACGCGCATCAATTGAAAACATTAGAAATGTCGTGGGATAAAGAAGAGTTTGCATACTTTATGGAAATGGGAACAGGTAAATCTAAAGTTCTTGTTGATAATATTGGTATGCTTTATGATGAAGGTAAAATAAATTCGGCGCTAATTATAGCACCAAAAGGTGTTTATAGAAACTGGTTTTCTGGTGAAATTCCAACACATTTAGCTAGCCACATACAACATAAAACGGTACTATGGACCGCTTCAACATCAAAAGCAAAGGATAAAGAGTATCAATCTTTATTTGAAAACGACTATGACCTTCACATCCTTGTCATGAATGTTGAGGCCTTTTCGACTAAAAAAGGTGTTGAGTTTGCTGGTAAATTTTTAAATTGCCATAAAACACTTATGGCTGTGGATGAATCTACATCTATTAAAACACCTACAGCAAAAAGAACTAAATCAATTACTGATCTTGCATTACTTGCAAAGTATAGAAGAATTCTTACAGGTTCTCC